CAATCAATAATATTAAAATAATATTAGAAAGACAGAAAGTTAATTATGAAATATTTAATTATCAATTAGAAATATTGAAAAATAAAGAAAAAGATTTATTATGGATAATGACATTAAAAAAAGAAATTGATGACGATTTAAGTATTAATCTTCTTTTTCCATCAACATTCATTATCAATAAATTAAATAATTATCGATTATTTTTAGATACATATCATTTATACAAAACCATTTTCATGCCAATATCTTGTCTTATATATCCAATAAGTATAATATTCGGTCCCTATATGTATCTTAATAAATATATGCATTTAAATCTAAGTTTTCAAAAATATATGAAAATATTATATGAATTACTTAAAATAATATTCCGATCATCGGGCAATTTAAAGAATGATTTAACGAAAATTATCAGTTTCATTGTTTATATCGCTATTTATATTTATAGTATATATCAGACCTTTATGATTTCATATATAATTATTAAAACTCGCGAAAAATTATTGACTAAAATTAAAGGTCTCGTCGATTTCATTAAAACTTCCATTGTTTTAATAAAACGTTCTAATTATATATGGAAACCTTTTTTTCTGTATGATGATAATAATATTGATGAATGTTTAACGAAATTAGATGAAATTACGTATGATTTATCGACCATCTATAAATTATGGAAAAATGATACATATAAATCATATATAACCACTGTTCTTAAAGTCATTTATACATTGGATGTAATTAATGTTATTACTAGATTGAAGAAAAATAAATTTTGGTCTATACCTACTTTTAACAATAATTACATAAAAATTTGGGGAATTAGAAATCCGTTATTATCAGATCATCAAGTTCCTAATCCCGTTGATTTAAATAAAAATATGATAATTACTGGCGTGAATGCTGGAGGCAAAACTACCTATGTAAAAGCAATCGCATCTAATATTATATTGGCACAATCATTCGGTATAATTAATGCAACCAGAGGCGATCTATATTTATATGATGCAGTCATTTCTTTTATGCGAGTAAGCGATGATGTAGGCGTTAAATCCTATTTTGAAGCAGAAACAAATTGTTGCAGTAATATGATAGAAATAGCGGATGATTTATATAAAAATAATAAGAAAGGTTTATTTGTGCTAGATGAACCGATGCATTCGACGCCACCGATTGAGGGGATGTCAGTTGCATATTCAATCGCAAAATATTTAGGTAAAATGAATGGTATCAATGTGATAATAACGACTCATTTCCATAAACTAATGGATTTGGAAAATGAAGAGAACAATAGATTTATAAATTTAAGTGTTAGCGCTACAAAGAATAATGATAAATATGAATTCGATTATAAGATAAATAAAGGTGGGTCTAAACAAACAATTGCAATAGAATTGTTAAAGAAACATAAATTACATGACGAAATAATAATTAGTGCGATTGAAATTAAAAACAAATTATGTAATGAAAATTTAAGAAATGATTTTTAGATTATTAACAAATGCAAATTATTTAATTTATTTTTTTTGCATTTTTGTAATATTAATACTTTTAACTTATTTGATTTATAAAGTTTTTATCGTTGAAAACGATTTATTCATTTTAAATGAAAAAATAAATAGATTTGAATTAGAATTTAATAATCCTAATTCGACTTTAGGTTCTGTATGTGCTAAAGAAAATTTTAATTTAAGTGATATAATCATGAATGAAGTATTTAATAGTAAACCATGTAATTCAAGTGGCGTCTGTAAGATGTCTTTTAATAAACAAGAAGACGTTGCGAATGAAATAGATATAGATATTGATAATATAATAGATAAAAATGATGTTATAGAAGTTGTTGAAGAAAAAACAAAAGATGAAAATTTATTTGATTTAAAAAAAGAAATAGTTGTCGATGATGTAGAAAGTTCTGTTATTAGTGAAAATAATACAAAGCGAAAATTACAAAAATTAAATTTAGATAAATTAAAAGAGAAATGTACCGAACTTAATTTATCTACCGAAGGAACAAAAGCACAATTAGTAAATCGAATATTGGAAGAAAGTTAAATAAAGATTAATAATAATTTAAAAGTATATGAGTACAGAAATAATCAATCAAGAAAATGACCTAGGGTTCATAAAAATACCTCTCGATACTTTTTTAAATATTTATAATAACTTTGATGATGAACTGTTAAATGAAAATTTACAAAAAAAAGCAACAGAATTAGTTAGTGTTTATAATTGTTTTGTTTATAATTATGATGCAAAAAGTTTATGGGAGAAAAAGAAAATGATTGCACAAAAAAAACATTCGAAATTTTCAACGAATACGAATGTGAGAAATAAGCCAAGAGTAGTATTAATAAATCTAAGTGATGAAATGAAATGTAAAAAGGAATTCATTTCATTTTTAAATAAATTGACAGATGTTAATAAAGATATTATTTATAATAAAATTAAAGAATTTATAAAAAATTTAGATAATACGATCATAAATACCCTTTTCGAAGTTTTAATTAATTTTATTAAAATATCGTCTAATAATATTTATATCGATGTCTTATATCTTTTTAATAAAGATTACATAGATACCAATATAAATCAATATATAACAAATTTTATTACGAATCGACATTGGTTGCCCGCAGAAATTATCATGGATTATAAAACGCTATATCATAACGATAATTATGATAAATATTGTGCTTATATTAAATTAAAAAAGAATTCATTGTCTATAATAAAAGCTTTATGTATAATTTTAAAAAAATTAAATAATCTAGATTCTCTCCAATTATTATTAAATGAAATAATCATTGATAATGACAAATACATAACTGATAATAATTATAAACATATTATCGAATTACTTTTAGACGAAATAATTATTATTTTAGAATTTATTCCCAATAAAGAAATTATAGAAAAAATTAAAAATTATGATTTAAATAATTTCGAATATTCAACAAAATTTAAATTAATGAAAATTAAAGAAAATAATATATAAATATTATAGATTATTCGATGGATATTATTTGTCCAGATAATAAAATATTAAATCCTAAAACAAAAAGATGTGTATTAAAAACAGGTGCAATTGGAAAACAATTATTAAACCAAAATGATTTAAAGAAAAGTATAATTCGGCATTTGTTAATGATAAAAAAAACGAAAAATAATGTTTATGTGGCAATTGCATATCAGCGTATAATAACAAGATTATATGATTGCAAAGATCCGATATTATCATACGACGATTTCGTTTTATATATAAAGGCGGGCGAAAAGATAAATAAGGTCGTGAAAAAATTATTTGAAGACGGTTTAATAAGATTGCCTGAAAATAAAAATAAAAACGATTTTAAAGAAAAAATAATTAATCATTTAGTATATATTAGACAATATGAACTTGCAAATAATAATCGATATAAAGCGTCTGCATATCAACGTGTAATTGTACAATTAACGAATTATAAGAACCCAATTGTATCATATGAGGATTTTATAAAAAATATAAAAGCAGGGGATAGAATTAATAAGAAAGTAGAAGAATTAATAAAAAAAGGTAAAATTAATTATGAAGAAGAAAATATAAAAAAAGATGAAAATTATAAATTGCGCGAAGAATTGAATAAGATATTTGGGATTGGTGAAATGAAAATTAAAAAACTAATAAAAGATGGTATAAAATCGATTGATGATTTAAAACAAAATCAACATTTATTAAATGATAAACAAAAAATAGGTCTGAAATATTATGATGATTTAAATTTGCGTATTCCGCTAGATGAATATTTAAAACATAAGAAAATAATAGAAAAAGATTTACATAAATTAAAATTAACTTATGATTTTGTTGGTTCTTATAGACGAGGTAGTAAAAGTATGGGCGATATTGATATATTGATAATGGAAAATGATAAATTTAATTTAACAGAATTTATAAGAAAATTAGAAAAACTAGGGTATATAAAGGAAATATTAGCATTAGGAAAAAAGAAAGCAATGTGTATTGTTAAAATTGATAATAATCCGGCAAGACAAGTAGATATTCTAGTAGCACCATTTGAAGAATATTATTTTTCACTTATGTATTTCACTGGATCGGCGGATTTTAATATTGGTTTTCGTAATTATGTGAAAACTGCATTTGGTGCATCTTTAAGCGAACATGGAATAAAAGAAAGCAAAATAAAATTGCCAACAATAAATAGTGAAAAAGATATATTTAATTTTTTTCATGTTAAATATGTTGAACCCGCCAAAAGAAAAATGTTTATATCCCCTGCCTAATTTTATTTTAATAAAAATATTATCTATTAATAATTAGAATAAAAAATGGCTGATTTTGGTATTTCATATATAATTAAGTTTATTTATTCAATACTTACAATTTTATTATTAGTATTTGTATACACCTATATAACCAGCCTCGAAGAAAAAGGTTGTAAATGTGCTCTATCGCCAAATAATGCATTCATTAAAGGATTTACAATATTTGCTATAGTTTATCTAATCTTTACTGGATTTGTTTCCGATAGAATGATAAAAGATAATTTTGGCGCAGGTGTTCATATTTTATATAAAGTAATTGATATAATTTTCATTTTAGTATTCATTTATTATCTCTATATCGTATTTCAATATACACGCTATTTAGTTAATGAGAAATGCAAATGTTCCGTTGATATTCGTCGCGAAATCATTATGATAGGTTCATTAATAGAATTCGGTCTAATTTTCCTTCTATTCTTACTTCATATTATTGCATTCACTATCTTCTCTGTTATTTTTAATATAGTTAAAGAAGTTGGCGAAGGTTCTGACAATGTACGCAATGTTATACGAGACCCCATAAGTTCCATACGTCAAGTCCCCAGCAAAATTAAATCAGAAATGCAAAATATTGGTTCTTATGTTAGCAAAACTGGCAAAGAAATAAAAAAAATAAGCACTAGTTCTCGTTCTCGCAAATAAATTAAATATTTAAAGTTCTTTTATTTTTTCCTCTCACTGATTTTTTTAATAAATTAACATCAGTTGCATCTTCAATGATTGAAGTAATCTCTTCATCACTTATTGATAATGTCTCAATTCTATTATCATCATCTATATGCGTTGATATTTTATTATGTACATTATTTATAATATTATTAATATCTCGCTCTGGTTGTCGCGGAGGTGGCATAGATGGACTATTATTAAATGCAGATGTATTCGTTAGACCACCAAATAAATTACCAATCATTCCAAATAAACCATTATTATTATTATTTGATGGCTGCGATGATGTTCTTGGTCTTTGCTGATTATTATTATCAGTGATACCTGTATTTTTATATACGAATTGTTTTGCTGCTGCATTTTGGAACTGTTTCATCAATTCTGGATTGGATTTAAAGACTTCTTCGACCCCCGGAATGGAACTTTCTTTAAACATTCTCGATGTTAAATGAAACATAAATGCACTTCCAGTTAAACTTATAAATAAACGTAATTCTGGTGCCATCTTACGTCCTCTTGCTTTATACTTGTCGTGAAGTTCTTCGAAAATATCATCAAAATCACCGAGATTATCATGTACTTGTTCTGACCATCCATCAAGTTTAATAGCAAACGGATCATAGCGAGTATTTAAATATTCAGTTCCGGTAACAAAAGACATAAGCATTTTACGTTGAAATCGAATACTTGCATCAATATCTTTATCTCTAACAATTCTATCATATTCCTGTTTCATTTCCTGCAAATCTGATTGCATTGTGAATGAAACAGGAATATTAAATCCTCTATCTTGTAGACGTTTAAGTTGATATAATATTTCCCGTTTTTCTGTTAATTCATCTTTTTTTCTTTTTACTATATTATCACTCGAGGTAGTACTTCTTATATCATCATCGTCGTCATCATCATCTTCATCATTATCATCGTCGTCTTCATCATCATCATCAATTGGTTCATCGTCCTCATCGTCGTCATTACTGACAACTTTTTTAATTTTTAACTTAGGTCTTATTATCTCTTCCTCCTCTTCTTCTTCGTCATCATCATCGTCATAATTTTGTGGCATTATGGGTTTTTTAGTTTTCTTACTTGATCTTACACTTGATTGACTTGATAAAGATGACATGGACGATAAGGAGGCAACTTCATTGCTAATTTTATGTTTATTGAATAATAAATCAGCACCGGTTGTTTTTTTCTCATAAAACTTTGAAAAATTATTATTTGTTTCTAATAAATCGTTCATTATATCTTTAATAAAAAAAGATATGTTTATATTGTTTATATAAACGAATAAAAATAACACTTAAAATAAAAAACTAAAGAAACTACTCGAAGTATTTTTATTGGTATTTATAGAACTAATATTAAAAGGTTGTATTTGTATCATATTTGCAGTGGCAGTTATATCATCACTTTTATCAAGTTTTGTATCAGTTATTAATTTAAAATAATTACCTAGTTTTTCCTCAAAATCAATTAATTTATCTCTTATCAATGAAGTATCGCCACCATCTGCACGATTATTTTCAATAATAGTATGTAAGCCAGATAGATAATGATAATTATGTTTAAAACAATTTAAATATTCTTCAATGGGTATAATTGTTTTATAATATATAAAATTATATAATTCCATATTGATTGAACCATATTTATTTATAATAACAGGCGTTGAACTTAATGTGATTTGAAAATTATTAACAGTTGTATATTTATATGTTTGTTTATTAATTAAAAATGTAATTTCACTTTTTGTATAAATGAAACCAAAGACGATAAAATCATTGTTTTTTATTAAATCTTTATCTATATTATTAATATTCCCTTTATATTCAGTATTACCTATAATTATTATGAAATCATAATTGCCATTTTCATTTGTAATTATATTTATATTTATTATTGAATATGTATATTGTTGAACGGATGCATCTATTGTTTCAGTATTTCCAGTTAATTCGAATAATATATTATTCTTCGCCTCGATATTTAAAATCTTTAATGTCATTATCATACTAAATTCATTTAATTCATTTGTATTAACATTATTTGCAAAATAAAAACTTTTGGGACCATTTAATTGAATTGTATTTATATCAGCTCCATAAGAACCGTTTTTATTAATCGTATTTGGTTTTAAATTAATATTTTTCGTATATGTAAAATAATTATTATTATTTCTATCATTGTATTCATCTAAAGGTAAATCACATTCATACCATCTGCCCTCGGCATTTGATATTTTTTTCGTGTCAAAAAAAGTATTTATACACATAAATTTATTCGCTTGATATGGTATTAATGCATAATCATTATTAACTTCGTTGTCATTGCCCTCTATTCTTGAATTACTATAATGTTCTTTTGTTGGCGTTTCAACTGTGAAATTTTCTATTTTTTTATTTGTAATATTAATATAATTAATTAAAAATAATGTTATAAAAAATCCTATAAAAAACCCCAGAACTTTTATTACTATTTGTTTCATTATCTTATATCTATATTTATATTCTTAAAATTATATAAGAATAATTTATAATTTCTAGTATAAACTAGAAGATGTCCACAACAGATGATAAAAATAGCGTATGTTCTGATGATGAAAAAAAAGAAGAACTCGAGGTTAAAGAAAAAGACGAGGATGACGACGAAGAAGAAGACGAATGTGATGATGAAGAAGAAGATGATGATGAGGAAGAAGATGACGACGATGAAGAATTTGATCCTTCGATAATTCAATATGAACTCCTTAAAAATTTTCTAGTGGACGAAGAAGGTAATAATGTGGCAACACATCTAGGATCAATTGCGACAGAGTTGCGAAGATTAAATAAGATTTTACTAAAGAAGGCTTGAAATTAAGCAATATTATATTTAATTTTTGCGGATGCATAATTATTCATATTATCTTCGGCGGTAGCAACAGGTAATAAAATTTCTTTAACAGCATAAAAACTAGGATTGCTACTAACTCGCTGTCTCAAAGTTTTTAATGGACAAAAATCCTCTAATTCATAAATGATTTTATTATCATCCAATAGTAGCATTATTGGAGATTTTATTTTTATACATCCACAAGGCGAATAATAACTATTTGGATATTTAAAATTTACATCGATAATACCAGAATTATCAATAACACTATAATTTTTAGTATTTTCGAATGCTATTTCTTCGGATGGAAATGGCAAAGCAGTTCCAGAATAAGAGGTTCGCATATCAGGCGGATTTGGAGCTTTGATTATTTTATTTTTATATAAAGCGGGATTATGTAATGTTCCTTTAATTGTTATATTTCTATCAACCACTGTAAAAACACATGTAATATAATCATCACTAATATTTTTAATCATTATTACTATTACTATTATAAGTTAAAAAAATTTACCTGTTCCTAATCCTTTCTCATTTATTAATTTTTGTGTACAACTTACTTCATTGCAATAAATTGCATATTTATTGTCCAATTCAGGATTTTTTTCGTTTATTAATTCACCCGATGTACATGGAACACATGGTGCGAAACTTTCTATGGTTTTTTGTCTTTCTGCTTCGACTATTTTATCATAATTATGCTGAAGAAATAATCGTTGTTCATAACTTGAACTCACCATGTTATTTTCTTTAAGCATTTTATTTAATTTATCATTGCTTACACATCGCGGTTCGTAATTTGTAAAAATACGCCCATCCGACATTTTGATAGGACAATTTTTATTATCTTTTAAACTCATTTATTCTAATTATAAATATTATAAAAAAAAACTATTTTTCATGTTCATAATATAAATTATGAATTAATAATTGTTGACTTCTTCCTACGCGTTGTGCTCTTCCAACTGCTTGTTGCTTATCTATTCCCATTGAATGAAAAATAATAACATCAGTTGCACAATTAATATCAATGCCACTACCTGCATATTGTGTATTTAATAAAATGATCTTAATAGATCCTGATTTAAATCTATCCAAAATATTCATCATGTGTGCAGTATTTCCTTTTAACATTTCAAATTTAATATTATTCTCCGCCATTTTAATTTTAATATTATCGAAACCATTATCGTTCTTTGTGAAAACTAAAAATTTTCCATCTGGATTATTCTTGATTATCTTTATAAACATATCGTCTTTTGTTAAAATCTCATCGGTTTCTATGATTTCGTCCTCTTTTTTTTCATTAACAATCGCAATAATTTTATCATAACTATTAATCTGTGTGCGACAATACGGACAATTTTTATTATTCTTTACCCATTTAAAAATACAATTTCCACAATATAAATGAGTACATTCTAACATAACGGGGTTTTTAACGGTATCCATGCAAATTGCACAATTATTTGTAGACAATGATTTAATTCGTTCCGTTAAATCATTGATCTTATTGACCTGATTTTCAATTTTCACATTGATATTCTTAATTTTTTGTTGTTTTTCTTCAATATTTATATCTTGATTTGTATAAAATTCTTTCTCCATCTCTAGATTATGTAATTCTCGTTTCAATTCTTTTGAAACTAATTGAATTATATTATCTTCTGTTTCATTTTTACCCCCTAAATCTCTTATAGCTCCAGCAAAATCATTTGCATTTATTTTTTCTAAAATATTATTATTAATGAATTTTTTTGCAATTAAATATTCTGATGGCAATTTACATAAATAATATTTTTCAATCGGTTCTGGGATACTAAAACTCTCCTTCACGAAATCATTATTATTTTTCACCAATAATAAATTAACCGATTTTTCTGTTAATAATTCCTTCAATCCATAATTAAAATTATTACTACTTTTCTTTAATATATCTATATATGTCGCCGATATTAACCATAAATAATGATAATTTAAATTTTGCGGTATTTGATGCATTATATCATGTGCTTCGTCAATCATAATCCGTTTCCAACTCTTGAGTATATTAGGTTCATAGTAATTATTATATAATGTTTTAAATGTCGTATTTTTAATCAATACAATATCGTAATTCTCGAAAAAATTAAATATCTCACGCTTATTCGTTCCATTATATTTTGGCAAATTCGA